AAGATTGTCAACGATTGGCTAAATGAGGGCGACACTGAAGCAGCCGAGTCGACAGGCACATCCCGCGGATTTGACAACAACCAGAGCAAGAGCGGTTCAAGTGATCAGGTTGCATCGAAGTTTAAGAGTTTGGACGATGCATTTGCTGACTTGGAAGAAGATGATTTTTGATTCATAGGACGAAAATACTATTTTTCATGGGGACGAAGCAATTCGTCCCCATTTTTTTGAAAAATTATTGGATTGATTTTATAATCTTTTCACGGGGATCTAAATGGCAAGAAAGAAAAAAGAAGAAGTTGATTTCACCAGTGACTTGATTAAGTCTTTGAACAAGGAACACGGTTCACGTGTTGCGTACAATTTATCACAAGATGAATCTCCCACACACGTGAAACGGTGGATCAGTACAGGCTCTAAGCAATTAGACTATATCATCTCTAATAGACCCGATGGTGGGTTGCCAGAGGGTCGAATTGTAGAAATATTCGGACCGCCCTCTATTGGTAAATCTCATATTGCAATTCAGATTGCCTGCTCCACCCAGAAGATGGGCGGAATTGTTGTCTATATCGATACAGAGAATGCTACTTCTGTGGAAAATCTTGGTCTTCTCGGCGTTGATATCACTAAGCGTTTTGTGTATGTCGATACGCATTGTACTGAAGAGGTTTTATCTATCGCAGAAGCGACGATTATGAAGGCAAAGGCTATGGACAAGGACGTTCCAATTACGATTATCTGGGACTCTGTCGCAGCTTCATCACCGAAAGCTGAGCTTGTAGGAGACTATGACCAAAATTCAATTGGATTACAAGCACGTGCTATTTCGAAGGGAATGAGAAAAATTACAGGCGTCATCGCGAATCAAAATGTTCTTTTCGTCATTCTAAATCAGACTCGAACCGCAATTGGTGTTATGTATGGCGATCCAACCGTCACCCCAGGAGGTAAGGCGATCCCTTTCCACGCCTCGGTGAGGATCAAATTGGGAGCAGGTCAACGAATTGAGAACAAAAATAAAGAAGTTATTGGAATTCATGTGTCTGCGAAGACGATTAAGAACAAGGTAGCCGCACCCTTCAGAATGTGCAAATTTGAAATTCATTTTGGGAAGGGGATTCGTGAACATGAGCAAGTTTTTGATGAGTTACGGAAGTTTGGCGCCGGTATAGTCAACGGCACTGAGGTATCTGTCACAGGAAGCTCTGCCTGGAAAAACCTATCCGTTACAGACACGTCCACAGGTGAAATTTTAATAGAGAAAAAGTTTTACAAGGCAGATTTTAAAGATGTGTGGAAAGACCCACTCTATCAGAAATATATCGATGCTTTGCTTGAGCTTTGTATGATTCGAAAATTAGAAGATCCCAATGCTGCAGAGCTGGACACTGAATCGTATGAAGAGGTCCGCGCTGCAGCGATGGAGCTAAACCTCGAAGACATGCCAGATTTAGATGCATGACCGACCCATACTGATAGTCGATGGACTGAATTGTTTTTTTAGACACTTTGTAGCAAATCCTTCGCTTAGTGAGAATGGCGATCCCATAGGCGGGATTGTAGGTTTTTTAAAGGGTATGCAACTTTTGCTTGAGCGATATAATCCCGATCGTATTATCGTTGTATGGGAGGGTGGCGGTTCACCCCGCCGCCGAGCTATTGATTCCAGCTATAAAGCTGGCCGGCGCCCGGAAAGATTGAATAGATTTTATTCGGGAGATATTCCAGACACCGTCTCGAACCGGAATGAGCAGCTCTCAAAACTCGTAAAGATTTTGCGACATACACCCGCTTTGCAATTTTACGTTTCCGATTGTGAGGCAGATGATATAATCGCAAGGTTGGTGAATGTTAATTTCAAAAATGAAAAATGTGTAATTGTATCGACAGATAAGGATCTTTATCAATTGGTTTCAGACAGAGTGAAGCAATGGTCCCCCGGCCAGAAAGCAGAATTGGATCAGAGCGTAATTTTAGCGAAATTTGGCATCCATCCTGAAAATTTTTGTGTAGCTCGTTGCTTTATTGGTGACGGCTCTGACGGGTTAAAAGGTATACGCGGAGCGGGGTTTAAAGCGATGTCAAAACGTTTTCCTGAACTCAAATCTTCTTCATTTGTGAGCGTTGAAGTTATACTTAACTTATGTCGAGAGCGACGAGAACAAAAGAGGTTGAAGCTTTATGATAATATCATGTCCGACCAAGAAATTGTCAAGAAAAATTGGAAACTTATGTATCTTGGAAGCGGAAACCTCTCTGGTACTCAAATTAAAAAAATAGACGACGTTATTTCAATGCATGCTGTGAAAAGTGATAAATTAGGCTTTATGCGTTGCTTAATCCAGTTGAGCATTAAAAATTTCGACACAGATAGACTTTTTATGACTTTCAAAGCGCTAAATTAGGAAAATTATGACATCACCAACTTTTGCATTGCTTAATTCGGTCGAGGCCGGCCAATTCGCTCAGTACAATAAAAATTTCCAAGAGAAAATTTTGCAAGGGCTACTCTCTGACAAACAATGGGCAACGCAGATGGTCGAGATTATGCGCCCAGACTTTTTTGAGCTTAGGTATCTTGAATACCTCAGTGAGAAGTACTTCGCATATTTTTCGCAGTACAGATGCTTCCCCACTCAGCTCCTTCTTATAAGCATTATCAAGGATGCGCTAAATGAGGAGGGTGATGTTCTTCTACGGGATCAAATTGTCTCTTATCTTGTGAGAATGAAAGAAAACCCCAACCCAAATGATTTGGCGTATGTTAAAGAGAAGTCTCTTGATTTTTGTAAAAGACAAGCTTTTAAAGAAGCCCTTGAAGAATCAGTTAACTTGATTTCTACAGGTGAGTTTGAGAGTGTAATTTCGTTAATGAAGAATGCGGTGTCGATTGGTCTTCCAAATACCGTTGGTCATGATTTTTTCGAAGACTTGGAAGCTAGATTTCAGAAGATTAATCGGTGTGTTTGTCCAACAGGAATTTATGAACTAGACTCGAAAGACATATTAAATGGTGGTTTGGGTCGAGGTGAAATTGGCGTTGTTACTGCCAACACCGGCGTTGGAAAATCGCACTGGTTAGTGGCGATGGGTGCGAATGCGATGCGGTGCGGAAAAAACGTTCTCCATTACACATTTGAACTAACAGAACAAGCTGTAGGACTACGATATGACGCAAACCTTTGCAGCATATCTGCTTCCAATGTAATAGACGAGAAAGAAGCTGTACTAGACTTCTATGAAAAAAATGATGAGTTGGGTAGATTAATCATAAAAGAGTACCCAACAGGATCTGCATCAGTTATTACGATTAAGAATCATATCGAGAAATTATCGCTTAGAAACTTCAAGCCGAGTGTAATAATTGTAGACTATGCCGACATTATGCGATCTACACGATCATATGATTCTTTACGGCATGAACTGAAACTAATTTACGAGGAACTAAGGAATCTTGCAATGGAACTAAGCGTCCCGGTTTGGACCGCCTCGCAAGCGAATAGAGATTCTGCGAATTCAGATATTGTTGGGCTAGAGAATATGTCAGAAGCATATGGGAAAGCTATGGTAGCCGACTTCGTTGTGTCACTTTCCAGGAAAGCAACAGAAAAAGCTAGTGGTGCTGGTCGATTATTTGTTGCAAAAAATAGAGCAGGTAAGGATGGAATCGTTTTTCCTATTCACATTGACACGGCTCTTTCTAAGATTGCTATATTAGATGAAGATGTATCAACGCTAGCTGAAGCTGTTGAAAATGATGAAAAAGAAATAAAAAGCGCACTTAGAGAAAAATGGAAGTCAATCACCAACATTGGATAAAGGATAATACAATGGCATGTGATTACGAAACCGCAATAAAAGAGTCATTAGATTTTTTTGAGGGTGACGAATTAGCTGCCAATGTTGCGGTTACAAAGTATCTTTTGACGGACGAAGATGGGAATTATCTTGAGTCATCCCCAGCACAAATGCATGCACGATTGGCAACGGAATTTCATAGAATAGAATTGAAATATGAGAATCCGTTGACATATGATGAAATTTATGAATTACTGGATGGATTTAGTCAAGTGGTTCCGCAAGGATCTCCAATGGCTGGGATTGGAAATGATTTTAAGCTTCAGTCAATATCTAATTGCTTTGTTATCCCCGCCCCGGAAGATAGTTACGGCGGAATTCTTTCCACTGATCAACGACTAGTTCAGATTGCTAAACGTCGGGGTGGTGTCGGATTTGATATAAGCACAATTCGCCCAAAGGGTCTGTCTACTGCGAACGCTGCAAAAACTACCGATGGAATCGAAGTTTTTATGGATCGCTTTTCAAATTCATGTCGAGAGGTAGCTCAAGGCGGCCGTCGCGGCGCGTTGATGTTAACGATATCAGTTCATCATCCACAGATTAGAGATTTTATAAAAATCAAGCAAGACCTCACACGTGTAACTGGTGCGAATATTTCTATAAGAATTTCTGACGAGTTTATGGAGGCTGTTCGTGATAATTCAACTGTACATTTGCGATGGCCGGTAGATTCTGGATCGCCGGAAATCTCTGAACATGTCAATGCATCTGAATTATGGCATGAGATTATTGAAAGCGCGCATGCAACAGCAGAGCCAGGATTGTTATTCTGGGATACCGCAAAAAAGATGACACCGGCAGACATTTATAAAGATGAAGGGTTTAGCTCTTCCTCAACAAACCCTTGCGGCGAAATTATCTTATCTCCATATGATAGCTGCAGATTGATGCTTATAAATTTGACGAGCTTTGTACAGGACAAGTGGCAAAAATCGTCAAAATTTGATTTTGAGCGCTTCGGCGCTGTTGTTCAAAAAGCGCAGCGCTTGATGGATGATATGGTCGATTTAGAAATTGAGCAAGTTGAAAAAATTATTGCAAAAATTGATACCGATCCAGAATCTGAAGAAGTAAAACAAGTCGAAAAAAACTTATGGTTAAATATTAAGACGATGGCGCAACAGGGTCGCCGAACCGGACTCGGCATAACGGGCTTGGGGGACACTTTAGCGATGCTCGGGTACCGTTATGGAAGCAAGAAGAGCATCAAGGTTACAGAAGAGATCTATAGGGCTCTTGCCACAAATTCTTATTACTCATCAGCCGTTTTAGCAAAGGAGCGAGGTGCCTTTCCTGTTCACAATCATGCTAAAGAGGATGGCCATCCATTTTTAGAAAGAATTTGGAAAGAAAAGCCTGAGATTAAGAAGTTAAATGAGCAATTTGGTCGCAGAAATATTTCGCTGACTACGACAGCTCCCGCAGGATCAGTTTCAGTATTGACCCAGACGACATCTGGGATTGAGCCAGTTTATATGCTTCAGTACACCCGCAGGAAAAAGATAACGGGTCAGGATGAAGATGCTCAAGTTGATTTTATCGATGATAGTGGTGATGAGTGGCAAGAGTATGCGGTCTATCACCACGGTTTCAAGCAATGGATGAATGCCGCTGGTGTAAACGAAGGTGAACCCACGAGTAACGAAAAACTAGTTGCAATGAGTCCGTATGCTGAATCAACAGCTACAGAAATTGACTGGGTGGCGAAGGTAAAGATGCAAGCTGCCGCACAAAAGTGGGTGTGTCACGCTATCTCA